TAAATGGTCCTTGGAAAGATGTAGCAACTTACGCAGTTAGTTTACAAGGCACAGGTGCTTACGGAACGACAGGTACTTCAGTAACTCCAGGTGGAACAGTTATCGTTGCAGGTGGGGTAGTTTATGATAAACAATATACGGCAGCAGGTGGAGAAACAACTATTACTTGGACGGATATGATAGGCAAAACTTGTCTTTATGTTTCAAGAGGTGGAATAGATGTAAGAGATATTTTAACTACAACTCCTTCGGGTGAGCAAGTGCAATGGAACTCTACGACTGGAGTGCTTACATTTGCAAGGGCTTTGGAATCAGATGAATTTATTAGAGGACTTTTACAATAATTAATATGAGCAATCAAATACAAATAACAGGTGGAGCAAAAGTAAGAGCATTAGATGGTGTTATAACGGGGACTACTGGTGTTTTATCTAGTGTGCCTTTAGGTGGTGCTAATGGTGTTGCTACATTGGATTCAAGCGGGAAAGTGCCATTGGCTCAACTTCCTGCTTCAGTATTTGAATATAAAGGAACTTGGAACGCAACAACAAACACTCCTTATTTAGTTAACGGAGTGGGAACAAGCGGTTGGGTTTATGTAGTTTCGGTTGGTGGGTTACACGATTTTGGTGCAGGTTCAATTTTGTTTTTAGTAGGTGACCAAGTTTTATATGATGGCTCAATTTGGGAAAGGTCAAGCGGTGCAACAGGTTCGGTTACTTCGGTGGCTTTGACTGCTCCTTCAGCTTTTAATGTTTCGGGTTCTCCAATTACAACTTCGGGGACTTTAGCAATTACAGGTGCAGGTACAACAAGTCAATATATAAACGGAGCAGGTTCTTTGACCACATTCCCATCTTTGACTGGTTTTGTGCCTTATACTGGTGCTGCAAATGATTTAAACTTAGGTACGCATAATTTATATGCTAATAACTTTTTTGATGGCTTTACTAATGTAGCAGCTTCAGGAACGCAAATAGTTTTAACAATTGCTTCAACTCCTTCTTATACTATAACAGGTTCAGGAGGACAAACAATTAAATTGCCAGATGCAACAACTTTGCCGAATGGTGCAATATTTTCCTTTAACAATAACCAAAGTAGTGGCGCAATAACTATAAATAATAACTCTAATACTTTAGTAGTTTCAGTTCCTTCAGGTGGTTTTGCAGAAGTAATTTTATTAGATAATTCTATTGCAGCAGGTTCTTGGGATAGGCATTTTAAAGCACCTTCAAATGTTAGTTGGTCAACTAATACTTTAGATTATGCAGGTTCAATAACAAGTGCAACTTGGAATGGTAATGTAGTGGCAATAAATAGAGGTGGCACAGGTTCATCAACTCAAAACTTTGTTGATTTAACTACAACTCAAACAATAGGAGGAGCAAAGACATTTACTTCTGCTTTGACTGCAAGTAGTTTAATTAAAACAGGAGGTACTTCTAGTCAGTTCTTAAAAGCTGATGGAAGCGTAGATTCAAACTCTTATATTACTTTAACTTCTTTAAGTTTTACTGCTGGTTCAGGTGCTTATAATAACACAACAGGTGTAATTACAATACCAACTAATAATACACAAATAACAAACGGAGCAAATTATATTACTCTAACTTCTTTAAGTTTTGCAGCAGGAAGTGGTTCTTACAATAATACGACAGGAGTTATTACTATCCCAACAAACAACAATCAAATAATAAATGGTTCTAATTACATTACTTTAGCTTCATTAAGTGCAACAAGTCCTATATTTTATAATAGTACAACAGGGGTAATAAGCTCACAAGCGGCAAGTGCGACATTAGAAGGATATGTAACAACAGGAGTGCAAAACTTTGCAGGTTTAAAAACATTTAATGATTCTATTGGTGCAAATTATGGAATAGCTTTATATAATGGTGCAATACCTGCATTGACAAGTATTTATTATGCTGCGTTAAGTGGAAATAGTACTGGTCTTTCAATTTCATATAGAACAGGTGGAGGTACAACTTATACTAATAATTTAAACTTTCCTGCAAGTAATAATTCTTATGCTTTCCCTTCTGCAAGTGGAACAATAGCTTTAGTAGGTGGTTCAGGTGTTGGAACTGTTACTTCGGTAGCAGCTTTAACTTTAGGTACAACAGGAACGGATTTAAGTTCAACTGTTGCAAATAGTACAACAACTCCTGTAATTACTTTAAATGTTCCTACGGCAAGTGCTACAAATAGAGGTGCATTAAGTTCAACGGATTGGACTACGTTTAATAATAAACAAAGCACTTTAACCTTTAGTTCTCCTTTAGTAAACACAAGTGGGACAATATCTATACCTGCGGCTACTACTTCGGTTAATGGGTATTTAACTTCTACTGATTGGACAACTTTTAACAACAAACAAAATGCTTTAACTAATCCAATAACAGGAACAGGAACAAGCGGTCAAGTAACTTATTTTAACGGAACAAGTACAGTAACGGGTTCATCAAATTATTTTTGGGATAATACAAATGGGAGATTAGGTATTGGTACTTCATCACCTCTTATGACATTAGATGTTAATGGTGCAACATATATCAGAGGTTGGACAACATTTAATAGTACAGATGTTAATGGTTGGTATTCTACAATGCAATCTTCAGGAACTGCTTTTGCATATTTAGGTTCTACAGGACAATTTGCTGCAACAGGTGGGACTGCAACTGATTTTGGAATAAGGTCACAAAATGCGATTGCTTTTTATACTAATGGTGGAAACGAAAGAATGAGAATTAACTCAGCAGGGGTAACAACATTTAATGCTAATGTGAATTTTTCAAGTACCATTGGAAACGGAACATATACTTATACTTTGCCAAGTGCAACAGGTACATTGGCTTTGACATCTAATCTATCATCTTATCTACCATTAACTGGTGGCACATTAACAAGTCAACTTTATATTAACCCTGCTAATACTGCTACTGTTGGATTAGATGTTGCAAGTGATACAATAAGATTTAGAAGTGATAACCTAGAAGGATACAAAAGGCAGTTAGCAATAACTATGGGTAGTGGTACTCTAGTTCAAATGACTGCTAGTGGATATGGTGCAAATTATGGTACTGACTTGGCTTTTTATACTGCGACTACAAGTGGAGTAAACGGAAGCCCTGCTATGTATATAACAGGAGGTAATCAAATTGGAATTGGAACAGGAAGTCCATCTTATACATTAGATGTAACAGGTACAGGAAGATTTACAGATAATTTATTAGTAGGTGCAGCATTAGGTTCTACAAAATCGGTTACAGCAGGTTCATTTTCTTCTCCTCCTGCTAGTGGTTATAATGCGCAATTAGATTATACAGGTGGAACTAGAATAAGTCAAACAAGCCCTTCTACTGAAGGAACTGATGCAATGACATTTGTTATTAATGGTGGTTCTACAAGTACAACAGGTAATTATTTTGCGTTTAAAACACAAACAGGAAATACAACTCCAACTGAGGTAATGAGAATTACTAAAAATGGTAATGTAGGTATTGGAGTTTCGCCATTTACTTGGGATAGTGGAACAGAAAATGCACTACAAGTAAAAGCTGCAAGTATATATTCTTATGGAAACTATGAATTAGGATTACAAGAAAATGCTTATTATAATAGCGGTGCTTGGAAATATATGTATTCAACCTCTGCAACTCAAATACAATTAAGTAATGGAGAAATTATATTTAGAAATGCAACAAGTGGAACTGCTGGAGCAGGAATTACTTGGGCAGAAAGAATGCGTATTACAAGTGGGGGTAATGTTGGAATTGGTACTTCTTCTCCTGCTGCTAAATTAGAAGTTAATGGAAATATATTTTATTCAACTTATTCAAAAATATCTACTGACGGATATTTTGGATTAGGTAATTCTATAAGTGGTGCTTTTTCTGCTTACGATTATATATTTTTGAATAATACTGCTGCTTTGGGTGGTTTATTTTGTGTTACAAAAAATTCAGGTGGTTCTATGGGTGGAGTATATCTATACAACGCAGGAACATCTTGGATTGCATATTCAGATGAAAGATTAAAGAACATTAAAGAAGAAATAATAGGTGCAGTAGATATATTAAAACAAATTAGAGCAGTAAAATATACTTGGAAAAGTGATACTACTGAAACACTAAACGTTGGTGTTATTGCTCAAGATATTCAAAAAGTATTACCTGAAATAATTGATGTTCGTAACGATGAAATGAATACATTAGGAGTAAGACATACTGAATTAATACCAGTTTTAATTGCAGCCATTAAAGAACAACAAGCACAAATAGAAGAATTAAAAGCACAAGTACAAACATTATTAAATAAATAATATGAAAATAATACAATCTGTATCAATATGGTACAACGGACAAGTTTACGAAGGAACTATTTTTAATATGGTTTCTACCGATGACAATTTAACTACTCAAGCAGTATTTAAATATCAAATATTGGATGCCAATATGCTACAATTAGCTAATAATTCCTTAACAATGGGGGGCTTAGACTATGCAAGTTATTGCAGTAGTGCAGATTCAAATTCTTATGCTTATGAATGGGCAGCAACTCAATTAGGTTTAAAAATAGTTGGAGATTATGTGACATCTGTGATAGAAACTGCAAAAGTTACGGAAGCGCCAATTGAAACTAATTAATTGCTATATTTGTAAAAAATCAATATTATGATAACAATCAACGAACAACAACTAAAAGATTTAGAGGCATTTATTAACACTATCCCAACTGCTTATGGTTTACCATTAGTTCAGTTTCTAGGAAAATTAAATGCAGAACAAAATCCTCCAGTTGAGGAAGTAAAAGAAGCCTAATGACACACAATAGCGGTCAAGCCGATTTTGGGATGGTACTAAGTATCACAAGTGCTGCAATCAGCATTACCAATGTTCAACCT